ATCTCTCATTTCAAGTAATACGAGGAAGAAAGGCTCTTTCTGATCTTCGGTAATTTCTGAAAGTTTTAATTTTCTTCCGAAAATCATTTCAACCTTTTTTAGAACCTTCTCTGCGTTGGCAGGGTCTGCATTTACGAGTTTTGCCCAAATCTTTTGAGCCTCATCTCTAATCTCTTCAAAGTTAAGTTCTTCTTCTGTTTTTCTTTCAAGCTTATCTACTACTGTCGCGCCATCTAAATCTCTCTGTTTATCAATAGCTTCATTTATTGCTGTGACTAATTCATCATAGCCAAGTTTAATCTTCGGCGCAAGATATGGGAATCGACTGCCCGCCATAACGGTTGGTGTCTGTCTAGTATACAGCCATCTATGGCTATTGCCTTCATCATCCCATTCTGTAGCAATATAACCTATAATATCTACAATTTGATTTACAACTTCATAACAACGCTTCGGCATTGATGGCGCGAGAATTTCAATCTCACTATCATCAGCAGTCTTTTCTTTTCTAGTTTCAATATGTGAAATAAGCACTAGACCATAACCAAGCATTGTTATTTTTCTCAGACATGATTCAAATTCTTTTTTTACAAGAGTCCATCCTTGTCCCCATGGAATATCTCGAACTGATTGAACCCCATTTTGACTGCATACAAATTGTTCACACATTTCATAAGCAATTGTTGTAGTATCAATCGTAATCGTATCATACATTGCTTGAGCTTCCGGCTTTTCTAATTGCCTTAATACCTGACGAAATTCTGACCACTTATTAATATCAACAGCTTTAATTCCATCAATAGCATTATAACCTTTTTCAAAAGCAATTAAAAGATTTTTAGGAAAACGGGAAGCCATTGTGGTTTTCCCTGTTTTCGGCTTCCCGTATAATAACAAATATTTACCTTTTAAATCTCTTGAAATTACCGTAGGCTCAATGGATAAAATATCAATCATTGAAGCCTACCTCCTTAAAATCCAAGATCTGCAAATCCATTTTTTGCTGTCTTTGGTGGTGTCTGCTTAGATGCTGCTCTAGACATATCTTTAGTCTTCTGCTCTTCAAGTCTCAGTTTTCTTTTTGCAAGTGCGTCCTGGATTTCTACATTGTCATATGCAAAATCACCTTCAAGTGCAGTCTGCGAACCACCAGTGATGATAAGGTCGCTTCTGTTGACAGTTCTTGTCTTCTCAATTGGCTCACCGAAGTCAACTTCTTCGATAATTGTTTCAGTTGTAGCTGAGAAGTCAAGTCTTCCATTAGCCTTTACTGTATCGCCAATTTCCCAATATTCAGAAACTGCGCTGATGACTCCTGGACTCTGTGCATACATAGGAACAACATCAACCTTTCCACCATACTGTGGAATAATTGCGTCGATTCTATATCTACCCGTAGGCTCACCATTTCTGTCAATTTCTTCTGATTTATTTGCAACTACAAACTCAGTTGTATAAGTAGCTTCTGGCTTGCAATCGCTTTTATTAATCTTCTGAACGAATGAAGCATTAACGCGTGGGAAAGAAACAAGTCTTCCATCCTGACTATAATACTCATTCATACGAATACTTCCGCTTGTGATACGAATTCTATCAGCACCATCTTCACCATTCTCTGATGCGGCGATGCTTGTATACTCGTCCATAATCTTCTTAATGGAGTCATATGCTGGGTTAGGTGTACCCTTATTTGTCAGCTTCGAAGCAAACATATGAACTGGAATAGCCAGTTCCTTCTCTTCTCCGCTAATCTTCTGGATTACCTTAACGATAATCGAACCTCCGATTGACTCAACCGTCTGTCCATTCTTATTAAATGAACCCGGCTTAATATCAACCTCTGCGAGAACTCCTTCAATTTTACATCTGTTTTCTGCCTGTCTTAACATTTAATTTTCTCCTGTTTGTCTAGTTCTGTTTGTTCAGTTTGTTTAAAAAAGAATAAATAATGGAGGGTTATACAACCCTCCTATTTAATTACTCCTCGTCCTCGCTTGGAACAAAAGTCTTACCTGCGTCTGTCAGAACTACGTATGTGATTGGCTTCTCTGCGCCTTCAACCTCAACCTTTTCTCTAGCTGCGAGACCCTTCTTTGTGAGGTCAGTTACGTTAGCGCCTACCGAACGCTCTGTTCTGTCAAGTGCCTGTGCAAGCTCAGGAATGGAAACCTTTCCGCCATTAGCCTTTACATACTCAAATACTTCATTACTCTTCTCTGTAAGCTTCATAATTTTGTTTTCTCCTTGTTTAAATAAATTTTTAAATGATTTGTTTTTGCGAAAGTTATCCTTAACTTTCTATAAATATTATACTATAAATTTTAATAAAACTCAAATTTTAACTCTCTGACTACACAACTAATAGTCCAATTACTTTTGCGTTAGACAGTTTCATTGATTTAGTTCCTTGAGCACCTTTTGAAAGTAAATTTACTTCATTTAAATTAATTTTAATTTGTGCATTTGAGGATACTACAATCGTTTCCTGCTCATTAGTAATTGGAGCGAATGAAATTAGTTTATCATCTATATCTTTGAGTAAGTGGATTTTACTTCCTTTAGTTGCCCTTCCGGTGACAGTGAAATCTTTTGCGGTTGTTCGTTTTATATATCCTTTTTCACTTACGCTTAAATACTCTTTTGTATCAGCTGGTATAACCTTTGCGGATACAAGAGAATCACCATCGTTAAGAGTTATACCCTTAACTCCCCTTGCTGCGCGGCCAATTGGTCGCACATCCTTTGTCTCACACACTACGAACTGGCCGCGCGCAGTCATCATACCGACTCGTTCTTCATTCACAAAAAGAATTGACACAATTTCATCGTCGTTATCTAAGTTTAAAGCCTTAACACCAACTTTACGTTTAATGTTATACTCTGAAAGCCTACTTTTCTTTAAAATACCTTTTTTCGTGAAAAAGATTATGTGTTCTTTTTGTTTCTTTTTGTTGAGAAAAACAAGTTCTTCAATTTTTTCTTGCGCTTGGATTTCAACTATGCTTTCGATTGGAACTACCTGTTCAAAAGGTAATTCGGAAGGAGTTATGTGGTAGCAATTTCCACGATTGGAGAATAGGAGGACAGTATCGAGATTTGTTCCCGATGCGGTCGCGATTACATATTCTCCTTTACTCATTTTGAACTTATTACCTACACCGCCGCGTCTCTGTGTATAAAGAGTTGAGGTGGTTGTTATGTAGATATTGTTCTGATTGGACAGATTGATGAGGAGCTCTTGCTTTTCAGTAGGCTCTTCATCGTCCTTTGAGATGTTTAGAATTTGAGTGCGGCGGGCATCACCGAACTTGTCTGCGACTTCTCGCCACCCTTTAATGAGTTGAGCATTAAACTCACTTTCATTGTTAATTATATTATAAATGAATTCTCTTTCTTTTTCAAGTTTTGTCTTTTCAGATTT